AGCCGCTACGTATAGAAATACAACTAGATCAACTAGTACTATAACAATAACTCATTATAATACTAGTACAACAACGGTTGTATCTACAAGTAAAGCAACTAGCACTGTGTTTAATACTAGTACATCAACTGTATTTAGTACAAACACTACTTATACAACAACTTATAATACTAGTACTACTACATCTAGAAACACAACTGTTAGTACATCTAGAAATACAGTTCTAAAAAGTACATCAAGAGATACGACTACTGTTTATACAACTGTTTACAATACATCTACAACAACGCAAACAATAACTATAACAGCTTTTAACACGTCTACAAACACAGCAACAACTAGAGCGACAACAACAGTTTATAACACTAGTACAAATACAGCAACAACTAGAGCGACAAGTACTGTTTACAACACTACTACAGCTACTGTAACTACGTTTAACACGACTACTACTTTTAACACAAGTACTACAACTAATACAAATCACGTTACTGTTTATAATACATCAACGTCAACAGTTTTTAATACGTCTACAGCTACAAGCACCGGTTTTAACACAACAACTACGTATACGACTACGTTTACAACTAACACTGGTTGGTATGAAAGTTTTAATCAGTTTGGTCAATTAGGTACTAATCACTTTCCAGATAATAACGAGTAGTTAGAAAAGCGTAATAATATGTGACTATAGTACTATAACAAATTAAATTTAATTATATGGAAATGTTTAACGAGCAGGAGCTTAAGAAAAGAATAGGCCCTCTTAAAAAAGCTGACAGTCTTTATGACTTAGAACAAGTTGAAGGATATGTCATTAGAAAGTGCCAAGAAAATGGCTTAGAAACTAGCTATGATGTAATGGCAGAAGAAATGCCATACTTTAAAACAATGGCGTATACTGAGTATGCAGGTAATTTTTACCTTCAACCTTTAAATTTTAAAATGCGTAACGAACAAATGATCGACGCTTGGCACGATAACGAAAGTGAAGTGCTAGACTATTCTTCTTGGTTAGTAAAAAAAGTTGTTGATAGCAACGCTAACAAGTATAAATACAGAAAAGAAGAATTGGACAGATTTCCTCCTAAGGACTATTTAATAATTTTACCGGGTTCTAACAAACTTAGAGAAAATGTTTGCTTAAATAGATTAAAGCACATTGTAAACACCCACGGTAATAATGTTTTATTCAAACCACACCCTATAACTACACACCAAATAATTGGTGAGTTAAAAGACTTTTTTGGTGAAGAGAATATTCTTCCTAAAAATGTAGACATGTACTACTACATGCAGAAAGCTAAAGGCGTTTATTCAACTCATATAAGTGAAAGCCCTTTGTTTGCTGGTGTATTAGGTAAAAATATACAACCTGTGGATGTTTGGAACGATATACAGAGAGGCTCATTCTACTGCATAAATAGTTTCCTTTATCACAATCAAAAAAACATAGTAGAATACGTAAACAAAACATTTTCTAGTTACAAGTCTGGTATAATAAATCCAAACGTAGATAAAGACTGGAAAGCTAAAGTTGATAAATATATTAGCTACGTGTGTGAAAAAAGAGATAGATACAAAAACTGGTACATATCTTCACCAGCAAAAAAGAAGTAAAATTTTAATTAAATAATAATATTATGGCAACATATAAGAAAAAACCAAAAGCAATAGATTTAAAACCTAAGTCTATAACAGAAGAAGAGTTAAAAGTTATAAGAACTTTTGTTGAAACGTTAAACCAACTACAAATGAAAGTTGGAGGTTTAGAAGTTCAAAAAAATGCGTTAGTAGCGGAAGTTGCAAAAACCCAAGCTAATCTTTACAAGAACAATGATAAGCTGAAAGAAAAATACGGTGACGTTTCTGTTAATATTCAGGACGGAACTATAAAAGAGTTACCTAAAGATGAAAAATCTAATTAGAAAAATAAGTATAGGTAAAGACTATAAAAACGAAGCTATGCACTATTCCGTAGGCCAAGAGGTCTACGGTGGTCATACGATTTGTGATATAATAGAAGAAGATGAAAAGTTTAGTATTTACATTATGAAAAAAGAAGAGGTTTTGCCTTGGAAAGATTTTAATAAAAATATGGCAATAGCCGTAGAATACAATTTAGAATATTAATGCAAGGATTATTTAACTTTGTAGTTAAACCAAAAGGATCAAGATACAATAACGTAAAAAAAATAGGTGATAAAGAGCTCATATTAAACGCCGAGATATTTAGTCATCAGTACGTTAACAGAGAAGCTATAGTTGTTTCTTTGCCTAAAATTGTTAAAACAGATATAAAAGTAGGTGACACTGTTGTTATACACCACAATGTTTTTAGAAGATGGCACGATCAACAAGGTGTAGAAAAAAACAGCAGATCTTATTTTAAAGAAGATAAATATTTTGTTAATACAGATCAAATATTTTTATACAAACAAAAAGGTAAATGGTCAAGTCAAACTGATTATTGCTTTGTAAAACCTTTACAGTCAGACAATATATATGACGATAAAGAAAAACCATTAACAGGTGTTGTTAAATATACTAACAAGCATTTAAATATAAACGAAGGTGATTTAATAGGTTTCACACCTAATAGTGAATATGAGTTTATAATTGATGGTGAAAGATTATATAGGGTTTTATCTAAATTTATTACAATCAAATATGAATATCAAGGAAACGAAAAAGAATATAATCCAAGCTGGACATAGAGCTGTTGATGAATTAATAAAGGTTGCAAAAGAGCCTATAGTAGAAACAGACGACGATATATCAGCTGATAGATTAAAAAACGCGGCTGCAACTAAAAAGCTAGCTATATTTGATGCTTTCGAGATATTAAATAGAATACAAGATGAGCAAGACATGTTAGATAACAAACCTAAAAAAGAAGAAGAAAAGTCTACTTTTGGTGGTTTTGCAGAAAGAAGATCTAAATAATGTACAAGCAAAGTTTATATAAGGTTATAGAACCTATTAAAATAAACACCATAAAAAGGCTTAACAAAAAAAAAGCCTGGAAGTATGGTTATAACAAAGAGCATGATCTAGTTGTTATAAGTAAAACCGGTAAGATCGGTGAGGTGTATAGCATACAGAATTTGAAAATAGCATTGCCGCAGGCAACTGATATTAATAAATTTAAAAGTGATAAGTGGGAGGTTACACCACAACCTAAAGCTTTATCTCGTTTAAAAACTATATTTGACTGGAAAGATATACCAAAAGATTTTAAGGAAAAACATATAGATTACATAGAAAAAGAGTTTAAAAGAAGAGAAGAAGGTTTTTGGTTTTATAACAAAGGAAAAGCTACTTACATAACCGGTACTCACTATATGTATCTACAGTGGTCAAAAATTGATGTTGGTCAACCTGATTTTAGAGAAGCAAATAGATTATTTTATTTGTTTTGGGAAGCTTGCAAAGCTGATACTAGATGTTATGGTATGTGTTATCTTAAAAATAGAAGATCTGGGTTTTCATTTATGGCATCAGGAGAGCTAGTAAATATGGCTACAATATCAAGTGATGCTAGATTAGGAATATTATCTAAAACTGGACCAGATGCTAAAAAAATGTTTACTGACAAGGTTGTACCTATATCAGTCAACTACCCTTTCTTTTTTAAACCGATTCAAGATGGTATGGATCGACCTAAAACAGAATTAGCATACAGAGTTCCAGCTTCTAAATTAACTAGAAGAAAGATAGAAGCAGGTAGTGACGATCATGATTTACAAGGATTAGACACTACTATTGACTGGAAAAATACAGGTGATAATAGTTATGATGGTGAAAAGTTAAAACTATTAGCCCACGATGAAAGTGGTAAATGGGAAAGACCTAATAATATATTAAACAATTGGCGTGTTACAAAAACATGTCTTAGGTTAGGTAGTAGAATTATTGGTAAGTGCATGATGGGATCAACGAGCAACGCTCTTGATAAAGGAGGTGATAACTTTAAAAAACTGTATAATGGGTCAGATGTTACAAAAAGAAACAGAAATGGACAAACAAGTACAGGACTCTATAGTCTGTTCATTCCTATGGAATGGAACTACGAAGGATTCATTGATTCTTATGGACTACCTGTATTTGACACACCAGAAGAAGAAGTTAAAGGGCCTTATGGAGAATATATCGATACAGGTATCATCGAACACTGGCAGAACGAAGTCGACGGCTTAAAAAATGATGGAGATGCTTTAAATGAATTTTATAGGCAATTTCCTAGAACTGAAGAGCACGCTTTTAGAGATGAAACACAAAACAGTATATTTAATTTAGCAAAAATATACGAGCAAATAGATTATAACGAAGAGCTAAACGCGCCATTAACTAAAGGTAATTTTCAATGGGTTAACGGTATTAAAGATACTAAAGTTATATTTTACCCAGATTCAAAAGGTAGGTTTAAGGTTAGCTGGACACCTAAGTTTGAATTACAGAATAGACATATAATAAAAAATGGAATTAAATACCCTGCTAACGAACATATGGGTTCATTTGGATGTGACTCTTATGATATATCTGGTACTGTTGATGGTAAAGGATCTAAAGGTGCTTTGCACGGGTTAACAAAATTTAGTATGGAAGATTGTCCTCCAAACTCTTTTTTTTTAGAGTATATAGCTAGACCTCAGACTGCTGAGATCTTCTTTGAGGACGTTCTAATGGCACTTGTGTTTTACGGGATGCCTATACTAGCAGAAAATAATAAACCACGTCTATTGTATTATTTAAAAAGGCGAGGTTACAGAGGTTATTCTATGAATAGACCTGATAGAACTTGGAACAAGTTGTCCACAGCTGAAAAAGAAGTAGGTGGTATACCAAACTCAAGTGAAGATATTAAGCAAGC